TTGATTGTGGCAATCAGAGATGCGAACGTCGACGGTCGCCCAATGCCCCGCTTCTCCAGATCACGCACAAGAGTCGCTTCCGTATAGCGACCCTGGGGCTTCGACTCCTTCGGCTGTGCCTTGAGGCTGCGCCACCAGAGAGTCTGACCTGCAGACAATTTCTCCGCTGCCTTCCACGCCTGAACTCCCTCTTGTTCCACGGCAGCAGAAGGGTCATCGACAGCCGTATCGCCTTCCTGGGCTACGGCAAGGGCCGCATCCTTCTCATCGGCCGCCTTCCATCCCGGGAACACGGTTCGCCGCCACTTGGCCAGCCAGGGCAACTCGCCCTCATCGCCCTCGGCGTCAAATATGACTTCCCGGGTCTCACCCTTCGCCTGGGCCATGGTCGACTGTATCGCCCTCAGCCAGATGAGGTGGTATATCTTGTGGTCTTGAGTTCCCCAGTCTTCTGATTCCGGCAATTTACTCATATCGAAATGCGTAGGCCGAATTGCCTCGTGGGCTTCCTGGGCCTGCACGGCCTGCGCTCCCTGAGTGGCCTTGCCACCTTTCATAACTCCAGTCTTGCCGGAGGCCAGATACTCCCTCCCCCACTTGGCCTCCACGACTCGTCTGGCTTCCTCTACTGCCTCCTCACTCATGGTCGTCTGGTCCGTTCTCATATATGTGATGTGACCAGCCTCATATAACTTCTGAGCAATCTGCATTGTCCGCTTCGGTGCACAGTGATACAGATTGCTCGCCTGCTGCTGTAGTGTGCTCGTCATCAAGGGCTGCGGGGGGCTCTCCGTCCACGGCTTTGTCGTGGCGGATCGGATCTTCGCAGTGAATTCAGTGGCATGATTTTCCAGATAATTCAGTGCAGACTCTTCGTCAGACAGAGCCTCTTGCATGATTGCCGGCCATGCAGCAGCGCCCTCCGCGCCCGCCCATGTGCCCTGTATTAGCCACGAGACGTCCGACTTGAACCCCGTAATGACTTGTTCTCGCTCACAGACGAGTCGGAGAGCCGGTGTCTGACAACGTCCAGCCGAGAGGGCAAGGGACCCCCCTACATATTTCCAGAGGAGCGGGGAAATTGTGAACCCGACCATCATATCCAGCATTGCTCTCGCCTGTTGCGATTGCACCTTGTTCATGTCGATGGTGCGTGGATTGGCGATAGCATGTAATACGGCATTTCGAGTGATTTCTCGGAAGGTCACACGAGGATTTTTCCGGGGATCGAGTTTGAGAAGGATGGCAATGCTGAACGCGATGGCCTCGCCCTCTCTGTCATCATCGGAACACAGGATAATCTGGTCGGCATCTTTCGCTGCGACCTTTATTTGCGCAATGGCCTTAGCCTTTTCCTTCATGAATTCGTAGGTCGGCTCGAAATTCCGCGAGATTCCTATAGAGTCGATGTCTTGGACGAGGGCGCGAATGTGCCCCATCGAGGCTATGACGCGATAGGCGGCTCCCAGGAAGCCCTGTATCTTTTTGCATTTGGCTGGAGATTCTACGATTACGAGTGGCATCTATTCTATATATGTGCGCGCCAAGAGTTCATTTTTACTAGTCAGTCTAGAATAGATGGATCGTCCGAACACGTCGTCGGAAGGTGCACTATTCGAGTTGGTGGCCAGGGGACAAAAAGACAAATATTTCATGAGTTCGGAGAAAACGGCGTCTGTCCCGTTTTCCTATAAGATGACCGCGTGGCCGGCGACCTTGGACGAAACGAGACTGACGCAACCTCTGAATACGGTCGATTTCGGACGAAGTGTTGAGTGGGAGTTGGATGTATTCGGGGATGTCTTGATCTCGGCTGCATTCAAGGTAGACTTGCCGACATGGCTACCGACTTCTATTGCGCCCTTGAATTCCAAGAATCGGGTCGTAGATGCATCTGGACAATCTTATGGGTATACGATGGGCGTGGGTGCTTTTCTTTTTGAGAAGATCCAGTTTTTTCAGGACCAGATTCTTTTGCAGGAGTTCTCGGGTGACTTCTTGTATGGCTGGACTCACTTGCAGGGGTCACTTAGTCAGGAGAGCCTGACCTTAAAGCAGTTCGGGTCTCACGCAGGTGCAGCCATCGATATCCAGCGCAATGCGACTCCTGGGCGTCTTACGCTACGCCTGCCTCTCATTGGATGTAGTCATCCGGAAGACGGGGGTCTACCATTTGTCGCACTTCCGGGACAGAAATATCGCATCAGGGCCAAACTTCGACGACTGGAAGATATGGTAGAAAGTTCCGACGGGGCGGTGAAGCCTGCTCCGTGGAACAGGAAGGATCTTGCCGTGATCAACCGAAATGGGCTCCGAACCCCCTTTCAACCCTTTACTAGAGAGGAAATGGGGAGGCCGCTCGTGTCCTTGGAGACAACGCAACGTTATGTACGACAGGATATGCAGGAACAACTGAAGCAGATGAAGAATCAGATACCATTTATACGGCCATTTGAGAACGTGTTGAGTTTGGACCCAAGCGAATATATTCCTCTAGAGAAGGGTGTAAACTCCTATGTGACCAAACGTATAGATGGTCGCCATCCATCAGAAGGTATTTTGGTAATGTTTCAATCCGACTATTTTGCAGAACGTAACCAATTGTGGAATTTTGCGAACCCTCTTATAAGCGCGACAAATCTCGAGGGAGACTATTACAGGACGATGAAGTTTCTTGTCGCGGCGAAAGAGCGCGAATCCGAGTGGGGGCCAGACTTGTGGCGGGGACTGTCGCCATTGACAAAGTCGGAGAAGTGCCCAGGTATACCTATCAGTTGGATTTCCTTCACATATGGTCCTGGATATGGTTATAGGGCACCAGAGAGGAGAAAGCCATCGGGGACTCTGAATTTTTCCGTGGCAGATAGACCGACTCTGTGGCTGAGTTTACAAGACACATTAGCCACATCTCTCGGTAAAAAAAGAGTGTGTATGAGGGCCACGACAATTGGCTGGGGCGTTTATAAGGTGGAGGGCCAGCGGGGCACCTTAGTATACGGGAACTAGTGGATTGCGTGCCCTTCTGCTGCTGCTGCTGCCGCTGCTGCTGCAGCAGCACTCCGCGTTAATCGCATGTTATTCCGGTTGTTTGTCTCATCGACGACCTGCTGGAGTTGCCTGAGAACGCTATTATTTGTGTGACTACGTAACAGGCGTATCTCATTTTCATTCAGAGGCACAAGCGGTGGCATATCGTCATTATAGTCTAAGGGCACCAGTGGCGGCATTTCGTCATCGGTATCCACCTCTTCCTCAGATGTTCTCTGATTGCTCGAAGGGCTCTCGCTTCTCGTATCATCAGGCGGTTCATTCAAGTGGCGCATATTATTGTAAGTTCGCATGAGGTAAATATAGTGAATCATGCTAACGCCCATATAGAGGGTGAAAAGTTGGAGAATCGCAGCGGTAGAATGGTAGTTCATGAAAGCCATGCAGGAACTTAGGAGAAGAAAGATAAAGACCAGTCCAGTGTTTTCGATGGCAACAATTTCAGGCTGGACAGAGCCCTTGCGACGGCAGCAATTCGGATCGGCATAGTGAAGGCGATCGTAGTAGTTGGACATTCTCTTGCGTATACTTAACTACATGAGGTCGCTGGCGTCAATTTTTGTTGCACATGTCGGTGTAAAGAACTCGCGCGATTTATCAGTATGCCCAGCCCATCGTATCGCCTGGAACTGCTTGTGTTAGAGGAGGCGAAGGCCTATTATGCTGCCACAGGCACTAGAGAGAGCCTGTCCGGAGAAAACGCCGGCTATGATCTGAAGGTTGTAACTCCTCAGGGATATTTGGCGAATGCAACGATAGTGCCTCTTGGCGTGAAGGCTCGAATGGTCAGATTTTTAGATGACGGCTCAGAGGAGGAGTGTCATTTCAGCCTTGAGCCTCGTTCATCTATCTTTAAATACAACTACATGATGGCAAATGGCCGTGGAGTCATTGACCGCTCCTATCGCGGGCAACTCATGGTGCCTCTTATTTCGGTCGGAGAAAAGGGTATTAGATATTCTATGGATGCCGGCACAAGACTCTTTCAAATCGTTGCACCGGATATGGGATACATTCGGGAAGTCGTCTATGTAGACTCTCTATCAACGACTGTGCGTGGTGAGGGTGGATTCGGAAGCACGGGCACTAAGTAGATGGATATAAACACCAAAAACGGATATGGCACAAAACAACCCAGAGGACAGGCTACGACATTAATAGATCTCGTAACCCGTGATGATCAGGATACTGATATGTTCCCGTTGACTGCAAGTATAACGAGATTTACACGCGATGAAGTTGCAAGGACAATTCCGATGTCTACGGTCTTTCGAGAGTTCACCTTCAAAGGTCCTGCAGATTTCGGGCAGACCTTCTTATTTGAGTTGGATCACAATGCGAGTGGCGACATTCTTCAGAACCTGTGTATCCAGGTCAGACTCGGAGACTGGTTGCCTGCGATTACCCGTGAGCGCTTGCGCATAGGCCAATACAAATATATAAATAGCACAGACGCGTGGACATATTCTAATTCTCTGGGCACTACTCTCTTGGACTACGCGACCTTGGAAGTCGATGACCAGGTCGTAGAGAAGATTAGCGGCGACGCCTGCAATGTGGTGAGTCTACTCTTCCCCGATCTCAACAGTCAAGTGGGCGCATCAGATGTATTGGGGCGCTTAACAATGGATGATCTGAAATCGTGGCCCGGTAACACTTCTATACCAACCGACGATATGTGGATAACGATCCCTCTCTGTTTTTCTATGATGAGAGAGCACTTGACAGCGACGTTCCCGTTAATTTCCTGTAGAACGGGCACGATGAGAGTGAGAGTGACCTTCAAGCGATTCGATCAAGTTGTTCGATCTGTATCGGGTTCCAGGGCCTGCCCGACAGATACTCCGATTGGAATCACTTACCTACTTAATGACTGCCGATTTCCGAAGCGTGGTAAGATTGCCATTGCTGTGCCCGCTATAGAGACAGTGCCCGCCATGCGCCAAATCCAACTCTTAACACAGGGCGTCTTTGTCGATGGACCGTATCGTGAAATGCTACTACGGCAACCCTTTGAACGCCCCTTCCGCGAAATACAACAATTCGATTTTAATGAGCCTCTGAAATACCTCGTAACGAAGAGTGGCGATGATAAGATTACAGTGCAATTGCCACTAGAGGCCAATCAGCCGGTGGAAGAAATCGTGTGGTTTCTGAGACGAAATGCGGCTGTGACCTTGAATAATAACTGGGTAAATTACTCGGCCACTTTGGAAAAGGACTATGACCCTATATTCTCGCCTCTAGAACCACTGCTAATATCTGCCAAAATTCAGGGCAACGGAATGGAAATTGTGAGTCAAGATGAGGCGTGGTTTAGATCCCATATAGCAAGAGCACACAGGGGCGGTAAGGCAGCCTACGACTCTTTCATTTACGGCTACTCCTTTGCTAGGAATCCAGGTGAACATAATACAACGGGGAGTATAAATGCCAGTCGTCTTAGCAGTTTGCGGTTAACACTGGATGTGCGCCCGCCATCCATAACGGAAAACTCAGATGCAGAATGGGAGGTCCACGTCTTTGTCTTTGCATTCCAGTGGCTGCGATTCGAGAATGGTATATGTAATAAGGTATTTTCTAACTAAAAATTGATATCTCATATAGTCTATTGGTTGGTATAAGATGTCAGAAGGGGTCACAGAATTTACTGCTGAGTTCTTTGCCGAGTCTTCCAAGGCTTGGATGAAAAACAAAGTTCGCAGGGGGGCCTCTATGTCCTACAAGTGCCAGGCTATTTGCAAGAATGGGATGCCGTGTAAACAGACTGCGAAAGTCATTGATTTTGACATAATAGTCTGTAGAATTCATAGCAAGCAGATGGACAATTAAAGGTAAAGAAAGACTCGTAGAATAATAGGTGGAATGGTGTCGAGCCTTTTGAAAATTGTATCAACGGGTATACAAAATGAACGACTACAGCCTCCGAAAGGTCAGCCGGATATAGGGTCTTTTTTGACAGTTATGGTTAAACCCGGACGATATGCGACAAACTGGGTTCGTATAGAATTTGATACGAAACCCGATTTTGGAAAAACTTCTGTGATTCGTCTACCGACAAAGGGTGAGATGATTGGTCGTATATATTTGGTCACATATATGCCAGATATTAAGACTCCGCAATTGAAAGCCTTTTATACACGAAAATCCGTCAATCTTGCAGAGAATTATATATCGCAGAACTTGTATTATGGCGATGGAAGATATTTGAACAAGACAACCTTTACATCGCCTCTGAATGGACTAGCGCCACCCAGTGCGATTAATGCCAAGTTCGAGGGAATACAATTGGATGATTTAATTGTTGGCGACGACTATACTATTAACGTTATATGTTCTGCGGCAACACAGACAGCATTTTCACTTATATTTTCCGATAGACCATTGAAAACGGCTGCTTTTAATATGCTAAATACGAGTGCATCATCATTTATGACAGCAAACGCGTTTGACCCATATTTACATATAGATACGTCATTAGAAGATTCAAATGGCTTCATCATTACATGGAAAGATGATCCAATATATGGCACCGGTGTGAATTATATGACGAGGCTTTCAAATTCTAATAGACCCAAATATAAATTTACGGCAAGTTCAAGGACACAGTGGCTAACATTTGGCACATATGATAACACAGCAAATATTGTCAATCTCACTCTCTTAAGAGATGCAGCAACCGATCAATCTCAGATTGCAGAATATTATCCGAAATACAAGACTGATTTAGTGGGTCCCCACTTTGGCTGGACAAATAGTCTGGGTCACAGCCTTATAAACTTTGCCTCTATAACGATTGGCGGCAATCTAGTAGAAACGATCGATGGCCAACTCATGGAGATCTTGGATGAATTCCATACACCTCTGGAAAAAGTGTCGGAAGTCAATAATTTAATATGCAGGAAAGATTCGGGGTTTTCTCAGACCTCATTTGGTTACAGCAATACAACCTCACAGAAAGTTATAACACCATTACCATTTTGGTTTAGCCGTGGAGATCCTGGCTGCGTTTTACCAATAGATGCGCTCAACGTAGACGAAGTCCGCCTTTCTATACAGTTCAGACCACTTAATAGCCTCTATTACACAGACTCTAGAACGACTACTCCTAGTGTAAATGTGGAAGGGGGGTCACTATGGCCGATGTTGAACTCTGTCTTCTATTATGAAGATCAGAATGGTGTTCGAATGACGAACCTCGAACCCCTTCGTAACTATATAAATCCTACAACCCCGTTTTTTAATATAAAAATGCCCAACACTCTTACAATACCAGAAGCATATTTGATGGTTGAATATATATATATGGATAAACCTGAAGCCAACAGGTTCCGCATAGCAGATATTCAGGTGCCAATTGTCCAGCATTATATATTAAACCCTGAAGACACAAATAAGAATATATTTGCAAAGATTCGCCTGGATATTCCTAACCCCGCTAGAGACCTATTCTTTTTCTGTCAGAGATACGAGGCCCCATCATTCAATGCGCACTTTCTGGCCACGAGAGACTTGACGCAGAATCTGAACAACGAGTATGACTTGTGGTGGCCAGATGCAACTGGGTTGAATGCGAGATACCCTGGTGTATTGAAACCCGGATTTTCCAGAAGTGGCTCAGAGCCTATACGCTGGCTATCGCTGAATTACGCGGAAACTCTGAATCGATATTCTACCGAAAATGTTGCCCTATTCCGTTCACTGCTGCCATCACTTGAGCAGAGAAAGGCGCCTTGGGTGAATCGCTATTATTACAATCTACCATTTGGAATTCAGAATGGTTATACACCCTTTTCAACACCGCTGGGCCAAGCGAATCTGGATAAAATCCAGCGTCTCAATCTATCTCTAGGATTCCACGGAGTGACGGGGGATCCTACAGACAATTATGCAGAGCGATTCTGGGTGCGCACATATGCAGAAACATATAACGTCTTCAGAGTCTATGGGGGAAGGGGTGCTATGATGTTTGCATATTAGAGGAGTTTGGCTTTTCTTGGATTGAAATATGTAGTATTCATAAAGTCCCAGAACAAGTATACCAAACCAAGATTATATGTTAAAAATATGATAATAACAGCCTTATTTATAGGTGTTTCGATAGGATACCATAAGTATAGAGTTGTAAAGCCACTTATGAATTGCAACATCTGTAAAGAAGTAATATAGATTTTAGTGAATCTCAAATCAAACTTTAGATAAGATAACAAATAGAATGTATACATGATTGAATGTATAAAGGAATTACAGAGTGTTACAATTATTACGGCATCTACACTATTTACATATGTCAAATGCCAACAGATGACTGCACCGACGTGATGGTATTTTTGTAAGAACGAGGGCTGTTTTCCTTTGGAGTATATTATAAATGTATCGATATATTCATAGTATTTTGATAAGTAGAACAGCCATAAATAGTTTTTAGCCTCTGGAATAGAAAAATAATAATTATTCTCAAACTGTATACCATGATTCCATAAAATACCTGATAAAGATATAAATATCCAAAGACTAAAGATCGCTAATGCCAGGTTATGGGCAATTATAAAGGTTTTGCCGTTCCAGGGATATGAAAGATAGAAAAAAGTTCCGGCGACAGGTGCAATTACCTCCATACTAATTTATGTGGACTCGTTTTTATATCCCCTTGGCGTTTAGGTGAAGGCCCGCCAAAAATTGAGTGGCCCAGTCGATCGGCCTGCAGCATACCCACCAAGAATGTCAACTTTCAGCAGTTGTTTCAGTCTCCGTTTTATCCGTAACACCGAGTCTGCGGCCGCGTCTACGGACGACCTGGTAAAAGTTCGTAAGAACCTGGAGGAGGAAGATTTCGAGTTAACCTATGTGGACGAGAATAACGGGTCGCCTGTTGTGCATGAGATGATCTTTACCAAGCGCTCTGATTTGATTAACCATGTATATTTGCTTCTGAAGAATCAAATGATCGACGACGACGGGTTCAAGGCGGTCCAGTTCAGTCTACCGGCGATGCCACGGATGCTTGTCCGCGCGGACAAGTTCAGGGATGTGTATTACCGCGAGCATTTCCTCGACCTGATCGAGAATGCATTGGACTGCCTAGATCGGTTGACGGTGAGTTCTTTAAAGACCAATGCAAAAAAGTCTATAAAGTCTCGTCGCGATGAGGCCTGGCTTGCGGCGGATATTGCGACCGCGCAGGCGAAGGAGGTCGAGAGCAAGTCGCTTGCAGCGCGCTTCAACAGTGTGGCAACCCCTTTGCAAGAGGCTGAGCAAGAGGCTGAGCAAGAGGCTGAGCAAGAGGCCCCCTATTACTATGATATTACTCCGTCAAATGCGACTCATGCGACTACTCCTCCTCCTATTCGCCGGTCCAAGCGCCTGGGCAGCCGCCACCAGGTGCTACGTGGTGATCCCTTTGAGGTGTAAATACTCTATAATTATATCTGCAATCAATACCTATAAACTTATTTTTTATTTGGAATCGCAGGAGGATTGTCATTAAATCCTAGAAGGGTTATTCCTAGAATAGCGAGAATCATACCAATCCACTGGGTAGGTGACAGACTTTCTCCAAATACAAAGACACCTATAATTACTACAAGAATATCGCTCATTACATCCCATAAAATATTCATAACCATCATGGAATCTGTAGAAAGAGATTTATAGAAGATGTATGGTTGTGTGGCATATATAATGGATGCAAGTGGAAACATCCAGTTACCCGTAAGCATTCCCAGACTTTTTGCTTTGAGAAGAGGCATTACCAGGGCATCAATTGAAGCCATATAGAGGGCATATAGATATGGGGCACTACGCATCGTGACAGTATTCCTATGATAAACTTAGAAAATATCTAATAATCAACTTAAACCCCCATATATATGTATATAATGCATAATTTTGTTATTTGCTCTGTATTCAAGAATGAAGCACACATTTTAGAAGAGTGGATACAGCACTATAAGAAAAGAGGTGTATGCCATATTTACCTTGTAAATGATTTTAGCACGGATGATTATTTACCAATTGTCGAACAATATAGAGGTTACATTACATTATTTCATAATGATATTGTAACAAAACAAGTGGGTCGGCAGATTATGATATATGAAAAATATTTTCGTCAGATAATACCTGAGAGTAAATGGATAAGCATCTTAGACATGGTCTTGGAAGATCAGATGTAATCAGATGTAATCTGATGAGATTGCAAGTGTCTGATTCACCGGCCTTATTTGGACTCAGATAAGACTGCTAGAGTCTG